AGCTTCTTCAATAGTTGCAGGCGCTTTGGCTAACGGAATGACTGCAACAACACAAAGTGTTACGGATAACTCGAAAAAAATAGCTACTACTGAATACGTTACTTCATACGTCGCTAGTACAATGGGTAGTGTTACAAATACTACTGTCTCAGGAGCGACTACTCTAACAACCTCAAACTTTGGACAAATGATTTTTGTATCGGGTGGCGGTTATACAATCACCCTTCCGACAGCGGTAGGTAATACTGGAGGGTTAATTTATTTTCAGTTTACCAATAGTGTTTCATCATTGATTACACTAGACCCAAATGGTTCAGAAACAATTGATGGTAGTTTAACCCAACTTTTTTGGGCTAAAGAATCATGCGTTATAATTTCAGATGGATCTAATTGGAATTTTAATTATGTAAAAAGAATACCAATGTCTGCTGGATTATACTCCAATGCTGATCAAACTTCAATACCTACATCAACTCTTACTAAAGTAGCTACAAATACATTGATTTATGATAATTACGGATCATTAGCTAGTACGGTTAATCAAAAAATTACAATTGCTAGGACGGGTAGATATAGAGTAGTTGGTAATGTCTGGTTCTTAAATCCTGGTACTTCAGCAAGAAATGCCTGTGCTATATATATAAATGGGGTAGTTGTGATTCCTCATCAATCTACAGAATCATCAAATGGGGCCACTAGTGCTTCCAGTACTGCATGGATTAACTATGATTTTGATTTGAATACGGGTGATTACCTAGAGTTTTATGGAACCCATGCTGCAAGTTCAAATAATGGTACTTTTAAAGTTAATTCTGGGTTTACAATTAGAGAAATATTTTAGTTATGAGAAACCTGACAACATTACTACTATTAATTTTTTTAGTTTATAACTCTTTCTCTCAAGGCGTTATAAAAAATAAGTTTGGCGGTGTTTTTATGAATAATACTACTTATTTTTTCTCAGCCAGTGGAAATGATTCTAATAGTGGGCTAGATGCATCGCACCCGATTACAATTAATAAAATAGGTTCATTAACGCTTAATGAAAATGACGTTTTTCTTTTTAATAAAGGAGATTCATTTGTTTTAGGTGACATAATCATTTCAATTGGGTCAATTCAAGTAAGCTCCTATGGAACAGGATCACAACCTAAATTAATTGGGAGTTCTGATTTATCTACCGCGACATGGGTAAACAATGGTGATGGAACTTATTACACTTCATTGGCTACTTCACCTCTTTGGATTTATATAAACGGTTTATCTGCAAGAAATGCCGAGAGTGCTCCAGTAACAGTAACAGGAACAAGTGGATCTACAATATCTGGATTACAGGCCACGCTTGATGGCTGGAATAGTACACAGTCTTTAATTGGTGCAAAATTAAGATGCACTGAACAAGATTGGACTGGCAGTGTTGAATATACAGTAACAGGATACTCTGCTGGGACAATCACAGTCGGATCAACTATTACATCGGCAGCTGCTAACATCACAAACCAATTTTATTTATACCAGCAAAAGCAGTGGATGACATCTACTAATGATTGGTTTTATGATGCCTCCGCACAACGTCTTTATATAAAAACTTCTGTTAGCCCTACAACTATGAATATAAGGCAAGGGATTTATAACGGGTTGTTTTCTACATATAAAAAACTCACCATAAGTAATGTAGACCTTTCTAATTATCAATTAAATACTTTAGATGCTTCGCAATCGAGAAGTTCATCGATTACTAGTTGTACTATTCATGATTGTAGGAATCATGCTGTATTTGCCACCAATGCTCATGATCTTTATGTAAATGGTAATACTATTTACAATATGGACGGCAACGGAATGTTTTTCTTTGGCAACATAAATACAATGGTAACAAATAACACATTGAGTTTTGTTGATTATGGATTAAGTCGTGCAAGAAAAGATTATACTAATTATCCCGGATGGCCTGATATTGGATTTAGCAATTTTATAACACAGGGAGCGGCAACAACAGGCCAAGGAATAGTACTGTTTTTTTGTTGGTTACCAAAATTGCAATACAATACAATACATCACACCTCAAATGATGGAATACAAACATCATGTTGCACTGGGCCTTTCGTTGATAGTAATTATATACATGATTATGGAACCTATTGGACTGATAATGGTGCAATACACAATTTTGGAAACGGCTTAGTATTCTCGCCAACGAACACTAATGGAACATTTTCAAATAATGTAATTTATAATGCCCCTGGTGTTGCAGGAGGAAAAAAAAATGCTGGGATATATATTGATGGCCCGGCTATAACAGATGATGTTTACCAAAATGTTTTGAATAACAGTATAGCAAATTACTCTGGCACTGCTGTATTAATTCTATGTGGTAAAAATCACACGATCACAGGGAATAACCTTATTAGCGCCCCAAACACTGTATTTAAAGGCGTAGTCCATTTTTTTGTAACTAATACAGTTGGTTGCATCATGAAATTCAATAGAATTGTTAACGCAGTTTCCCCGAATGGAAATTGTGTTTTTGTTGTAAGTACTGGCACCCCTTTTGCTTCTGGTGGAAGCTCTGATAATAATCAGTATGTAAATCCGTATAGCTCAACAATCGCTACTGTAGGTTCTGTTTCTAAAACATTTGCGCAATGGCAAGCACAATATAGTACGGATGCCTCTAGTACAAGTAGATCAAACTACATATCATACTCAAATTCAACTAATGCTATTCATGAATGTAATATTGAAATGAATCCTGCTTTGACTGTGGAATCGTTTAACGTCCCCGCAGGTTATTCAGATTGCCAATCAAGCCCATTTTCAAATCCGGTGAGTATTGCTGCATTTAGTGCATTGATTTATTTAAAGGATACTTCTTTCCCGTAGAAACTTAAACCTAAAAAGAAATAACCATACCACGCTTTTCCAAAGCATTAGGAATTTTTATATATCGGATTTTTTCGTAAATTTGAGTCCATGCCGCAAGAATCAAAGTTTTACAAATTCTTCCACGTTTATACAATAGCCAGGGCGCTCAATATCCAATCTGATAAGCTATATAATAATCTGAAAGGCAATTACGATTCTTTACATAAAGACAAGGACCGGATTGCTAAGTTCATGATCCCCCATGTGGAGCAATTTTTCACTTATCTAGGATGGTCAGTCGTGTTCAAGAAATTGAACGGCTAAGCTCTATTGTAGCTAAAATCAAATGATTTGATGATTTTTTAAGGATTGAGCAAACTTTTCTTTTTGCCCAAATTATTTCCTTTAAGCGTATTCTAAGTTCCGAAATCCATTGTAGACGCTCTAAATCGGCTGGGAGTTGAAGGTGTAGATTTAGCTCAGCTTGAAGCGATTGTTCCTCCTCGATTAATGCGTCGACGATTTTGGTAATAATAGAAGTGAGCTCCTTTTCAGTGCGGATCCCATCGAGGATTAAAGGTTTATGAAGATTGGCGGCTGGGCGCGGCATTTATTTTTTTATCAATGCTTCTAATTCTTTAATTCTATCTTGAAGTTGTTTGATTTGCCCAGATGAATAATCAACAATCATTTGAGCAATCTCATCCGCGTAATGATCTTCGTTTTCGCAATTGACTGCATAGACAGCTATTTGCAGAGGGCTTAATGATTCTTTACCATCTTCTTTTGAAAGTTCACCACGACTGCACCTACATTCATTTTTATGCAGTCCACACTTTTTACATTCTTCCTTTGCTTTCTCCTTCAATACCCAAAATTGTTCTAACTCACAATCGCATTCTTGTCCCGAAGGAACACTTTTACATTTAGTTTGGATAAACCAATTAGTTCGTGGACAAATCGTTTTCAACTCAAACACCAAGTCCCCTGAGTCATAGAGCTTACCTTCTTCAGGTTGCCAATCATCAAAATTTATTTCTTTGAGCCTACCATTGCCATCAAGCTTTTCTTTTTTGTCAGGTGAAGATTGCCACCACATTGCAAATGTCACTTTCTCCTGATCTTGAGGCGCTATTTCTATTCCTGTTTCAGCGTCCACCCATTGATTGTTTTTGTATTGGAGTTTCATATTGATTTCTTTATTTCGTTAATAACTGATTAAAAGTGTTTCCATTACTTCTCTAACACGTCTTACAGAACGGTTCAGGCTCTTTACTAGCACTCTTTACTTCTGTTCCTTTGGAGGTAATCACAGAGCCTAACGCCTCAACTATTCTCAGTGGGGCTTTCTTCTTGGGTTGCTTTTTGGTTTTCATAGGCTTTAAATTTAAAATCAAATATATCTGAAATTTTCGATATAAAAAACTTGCATATCAAATTTTTCCGATATATGTTTGTCGTGTGGATGAGGCGGATGAATAAACCCCGCTCGGCACTATAAATATGAGTAAATACAAATCGAAAATGCGAAGCAGGCTAATGATGGCCATCGAAGCAATAGAACAATTTCAGCAAACCGAAAAGAAGAATAGATTAGATGTTGAGGTTGAAAGGAACATCGATTGGAACGGCCTTCAAAAGACTTTACTTATGCTTAAAGGCGCTGAACGAATTACAAATTTACACCCGAGCTATATAACCAAAAATTAATATGAGCAACAAACTTCAACTTACAGTTAAAACCCTTACAGACGCACCCAACCTCAAGGCTATGTTCGAATTGGAGCCGGTGAGGAACAATGCGGTTCGCAATCTAATGCAGACGCGTGGCAAGTCTCTCGAAGAGGCTACGATGCACTACGAGCGCGAAAAAATCCTTTTTTTTAAAGCGCTCCAGGCAAACAACAAATTAGAAACATGCGAACGGTTTTCTATTTATTCATGTTGGATTGAACTGTTCGCTTCTGGCCTTACTTTGAACGATGGATCTGCTTACATCATTCCTTATGGTAAGATAGCTCAGTTCCAACCTGGTTGGAAGGGACGTTTAGATCAGATGGCACAAATACCTGAGATAGTAAACATTCCGCCTCCCCAAGTAGTTTACGAAAATGATGAGTTTGAGTTCGAGCTTGGTGAACACCCTCGAATCATTAAGCACAAACCGGCGGAAAGTCACAAGGATAAAAAGCTGACTTACGTTTATCTTGTTATTCAGAAAAAATCCGGTAACGAACTTCATATTATGAATCGTGAAAGGGTTCTTGCAATCCGTGATAAGTATGCACGCAAAGATTCCGATCTATGGACTACTTTTGAGGAACAGGCTTGGAAGAAAACACTTGTTAAACAGGCTTGGAATGCACAACCAAACAAAACCGCGAGAATGCGTGCACTTGATCAGAAGGTTGCAGCTAACTTTGACCCCGAGGACGCGACAGATCCTAAACAAACTAATGATATTGATTACGGTATTGTTGATCAAGAAACCGGGGAGGTTAAAGAGACACCCAAAGAGCAGCAATCGGATTTAGGTAATCTTGACGAAGCATTTTAACCACGCGCTATGTCAACAGAAATAATTACTATCGAATCAATCGGACAGATCGTTACAAAGAATAAACCGATCATAGCCGAAAAAGTATCTAAGGCTATTGAGGCTCTGTCACGTATTCAGAAGATAGATGACGACGATGAGGCGCAGGATAAATTAGCTAATGACATCTTAGCTAAATGCAATGCTACGCTTCCGATCGTTGAAGGTCTTCGGAAAGAGTATACTTCAATAGTTGATGACTGGAAGAAGTTCGAAATGCAACTCGAAACAAATCTTAAAAAAGAAATGGATCGGGTGCGGGCACTTCGCAATGAACGAGCAAATCGCTTAGCGGAACAGACACGAGCAAAGAATGCCGAAATCGAAAAGAAACGATTGAAGGACATTGAAATTGCCAAGATTAAAGCCGATATGGCGCTTTCTGTAGAACTTGGTATTTCTCAACGAATCATTAAAGGTGAAGAGGCTATTGCGGATATGTTCAACAAGCTGACTTTGGAGAATTTCGATGAGGCCGTTAAAAAGTTTGATTTTAAACCGGCATTGAAGGAAGATTTCTTCCGCGGACTTCTGAAAGTCACTTACAACAAGGATCTGGTTTCAGAACAAGAATTCGAACAGATCGATGAAAAAGCCTTCATTCACTTCGATTTCAATAAATGCAACAAGGCTTATATTGACGCGGTTCTCAAAGTAATCGGTTCATGGAAGGTCAAATTACCAGCTCGTCGTATAGAACTCGAAAAGATCGCCAAGGCTTCCGGTGAGGAGGCTGAGCGCCTACGCAAACAGGCTGAGGATAGGGCTAAATCTGACGCCAAGCAACGCGAGGATGCCGCGAAGGCAAACGAATTAGCTACCGCTCAAAAAGCTCAGGAAACCAAAGCAAATGCAGCCCTTGACGCTGAGTTTTCGGCCCAGGTGGCAACGCAGTCAATAGAGACACAACATGGCACACGTGGCGCAATCAGCTATCGATTAAAAGAGGATTTGAAGCCTATGCAAATTGTTGAGATCATGGGGCGTTCAATGGTTTCCGTGTTATCCGACCCCTCATTCAAAGGCATATTTAAGCGCGACAAAGCAGGAATGCCTAAACGTGATGCACGTGGTCAAGCTGAATATATTGACGCGGTGCAATGTTGGCTTGACCTATTGGTGAAGGTGAAACCTTCGCCAGATATTGAAGGGCTTATCAAGACTGAGGATGTTATCACTATAGCGAAAAAGTAAAGATGGGACTAGATACAACACATGGAGCTTGGCACGGTGCTTACTCAGCATTCATGAGGTGGCGAATTGAGATTGCAAAACATTTCGGCATTCCGTTGGAATTAATGGAGGGATTTTATGTAAAAGGTCAAAACGATCCATTGCAGCTTTTAAATTACAAATATCCCAAAGGTGATGAATTAGAAATGTCTGCGATAAGGAGGATTGAAACAAATTTTCCATTATTATGGGATGCTTTTAAGGTCAACCCGATTCATGAACTTCTTTATCATTCCGATTGCGATGGCTTGATTAAATGGAAAAAATGTAAGCCAATAGCCGATGAGCTTACAAAAATATTATCTGAATTGCCCGATGAAGATTTTGGAGGCCACATTGGTAACTTCAAAGAGAAAACACAAACTTTTATTGATGGGCTTATTCTTGCATATAATAGCAAAGAGAATCTTGAATTCCATTAAAAATGACCTACTTCTCTCTCCGCTCAGTCTCAAACTCCAACCTTCAAGAACTTAGGAGGACTTATTACGGCATTCCTTTCGATGTAAAAGAATCGATTTTGAATTTTGGTTCTTTGGTAGATGCTTTGTTGACTGAAGCATGGAGATGCAATCATTTCTACTATCGATTGGATAATGGTCGTGATCTTCCAACCCATTTCACACCAGAAGAATGGGCTTTCGCGGTTATCCTTGCTGATCGCTTCTGCCAGGATCCAATAGTCCGCGAACTCCTTAAGGGGCAGTCACAAAAAGTATTTCAGCGCAAACTTACTTTTGAATTCGATGGACAAGAGTTTACAATTGAGGGTCGGTGCAAGTACGACTCTATTCGCTGCGAGATCAACATCGGTTGCGACTACAAAACCACGGCATGTGCAACGCAGCGTTCTTTCATTGAATCGATTGACTTCTTGAACTATGATCAAGCAGCGGCATGGTACATGGACATTGCTGAGATCGATCGATTTATTATTATCGCCATCAGCAAGAAAACGAAGGAGATTTTCAGGTTCGCAATTCAGCGCGGGGATTCAGTTTACGAAAGAGGCAGGTCGAAATATTCTTTCTGGGCTTATCGTTGGTTACAATTAATTTTTTAAAGATGAACTACTACGATTTCATAGAATCAAAAAAGCATTCTATTCAGAACTTCGGCATTGAAACAATCTGGATGCCGGAACGAATGTTTCCTTTTCAGAAATACATTACTGAATACGCAATCAAAAAAGGTCGTTGCGCTTTGTTCTTAGATACTGGGACCGGCAAAACAATTATTGAACTCACTATCGCATCGAATTACATTAGAGCAACTAACAAACCAGTATTAATAATCACGCCTCTTGCGGTTGCTTTCCAATTCATTAAAGAGGCTGAAAAATTCGGAATTGACGACATCGAATACTCCAAGGATGGCCAATTCACAAAAAAAATAATCGTTTGCAATTACGAACGCCTCGACAAATTTGTCGCTTCTGATTTTGAATGCGTTATCCTGGATGAGAGTTCAATTCTTAAAAACTTTGAAGGCGCAATAAAACAACATTGCACATCATTTCTTAAACTAATCAAGTATCGTTTTCTTTTCACAGCAACGCCTTCGCCCAACGACTTCATTGAATTAGGTACGAGCTCAGAGGCTTTGGGTTATCTCGGATATACCGATATGCTAACCATATTCTTCACGAACAATGAAGATACAATCAGCCCAATGAATATAGGAACGGAATGGATTTTGAAGGGCCATGCTCAGGAAAATTTTTTTAAATGGGTTTCTTCCTGGTCTATCTCCATGCGCAAGCCTAGCGATTTAGGATTCGATAACTCGACTCACGTTCTCCCTAAATTAACAGTGCATCACCATGCAGTTAAGGACGAACATAATTTAATTGTCAATGGGCAAATTCAATTATTCAATCAACTTGCTAGGAGATTGACGGAAGTGAGGGAGGAGAACAAAATGACAATTACTAAACGTTGTGAGTTCGCCCGACTTCTTTCAGAAAACTATGAAACCTCAGTCTATTGGTGCAATCTTAATCCAGAAGGTGATTTATTAGAAAAGCTTGATAAGTCCGCTTATCAGATTCACGGCTCAATGGATATTGATAAGAAGGAGGAGATTCTTTTAGCATTCTCTGAAGGTCAAATAAAAAAGTTGATCACCAAGCCAAAAATGACCGCATTCGGTTTGAATTGGCAACATTGTAACCATACGATTTATTTTCCAACATTCTCTTATGAGCAATACTATCAGGCAATACGGCGCTTTTGGAGATTCGGGCAGCAACGCGAAGTAATTGCAGATCTTGTTTATTCCGATGGTCAAAAACGCGTAATGGATGCGCTCATTGCTAAATCAAAAAAAGCCAATGAATTGTTCGACAAACTCAATATCAATCTAAATAAAAAATACGAAGTTAAATCTCGTGAATTCGATAAGCCTATAACCTTACCTTCCTTCTTATGATAAAGCAAGAAATTATTAAAGATACTCATGCTCTCTATTGCGGTGACTGCATGGCGGTTCTTCCAACTTTGAAAGATGAATCAATCGACTTATCGGTTTATTCGCCACCTTTTGCAGGACTGTATAATTATAGCTCAAGCGAATTGGATTTCAGTAATTGCGAGAATCGCGATCAGTTCCTTCAACAATACGAATATCTAATTGCCCAAATTTCGAGGCTCACTAAACCTGGGCGAATCACTGCGGTCCATGTCACCAACATTAAAGATTCAAAGACTGGCGATATGTGGTATTTTCCCGCTATGGTAGTTAAACTTCATCAGAAATATGGGTTCGCATGGAAGGACCAAATTACTATTTGGAAAGAGCCCTTGAAAGTGAGAATGAGGACAATGGTGCGATCACTAATGCACAAACTTATAGTTGAAGATTCGACTGAATGTTTTACAGCTATGCCTGATTATATTCTTGTTTTCAAAAAGCGTGGAGAAAACGCTATTCCGGTAACTCATGCCTTCGGACTTTCTCATTATGCTGGTGAAACTCCTATTCTTCCTGAAATGGTCGAGAAGTATGGTACATTCGACCAATTAAAAAAGAAATACAAAGGATGGGAATATCCTAAAACAAATAAACTCAGTCACATCATTTGGCAGCGTTATGCTTCAAGTGTTTGGGACGATATCAGAATTGATAATGTCCTATCTTATAAAGAAAGTAAAGATGAGGATGATGAAAAACATGTCCATCCTTTGCAATTAGATGTTATCGATCGTTGTGTGGAATTATGGTCGAATCCGAATGAAATAGTGCTCACTCCTTTCGCGGGAGTCGGTAGTGAAGTTTATGGTGCACTCCGATTGAATCGTAAGGCAATTGGAATAGAGCTGAAAGACTCTTATTTCAAACAAATGATAAAAAATGTCGATGGTCTTAAGAATGATTTGACCTACGCTGATTCTCAATTGAAGGCTGAGTTATGAAAACTCACACTCGCCAAGTCCCAGCAACAACTAATAATATCACAAGAGGAATAATAAACTTCCTTAACTTAAAAGGTCATTTCGCTTTTCGCGTGAATACTCAAGGAACATTCAATCCTATCGTGGGTTCGTTTCGCCGAATAGCGCCGAATGATAAAGGATGCCCTGATATACTTTGTTGCTGGAATATGCCAGACACGACTTCGCGATTTGTCGGATTTGAAGTGAAGAACGAATCAACGAAGGATAAACTTTCAAAAGATCAGATTGCGTTTCACACAAAGATAGTTGCGGCCAATGGTATCGTTGTGGTCGTAAAGTCTTACGCTCATTTCTTGGAACTCTATGGAAAGATAACCAATGAACTCACTAAGTCATTCGTTTACCAATGCAAAGAGATTACCAAGCGATAGCGGAAGCAAATATTTTGCAGGCATTCGAGTCACATAATCATGTGATGTTCGCAATGGCCACAAGATTAGGTAAAACGGTTATAGCGACAGATATCATTAAAGGCTTTCTATTAAAATCAAAGCGCGTCCTTTTCATAGCCCATCGCGAAGAACTTATAACTCAGAGTTGGAACACGTTTCATAAGAATAAAATATTCTCAGGAATAATTAAAGCTGGGATGGAGCCTAACTACTCATTGCCTTGCCAAGTGGCTTCAATACAAACTTTGATAAGGCGCAAGCTTCCCCCTGCGGATTTAATTATCTGCGATGAATGTCATCACGTTTTAGAAGACAACTCCTATGGTAAAATAATAGAGCAATATCCATATGCGAAAGTTTTAGGCATTACTGCTACTCCTTATCGCTTAGGCGGACGCGGCTTCACAAAAATATTCGACGTGCTAGTGGAGTCTCTTCAAATGCTCGAAGGTATTGATCAAGGATGGCTAACGCCATTCAAATATTTCGCGGCATCAATGCCAGATATGTCTAAGGTTCACTTATCCGCTGGCGATTATAAAGAGGACGAATCAGTTAAAGCAATGGAACTCGCACCCATCGTAGAATCTTACATGGACCATTGCCAGGGCATGTCTGGCCTTTGTTATGCTGTTAACCGAAACCATTCTGCTAAAATCCAGGAGCAATACATCAAAGCAGGATTAAGGGCCGAAATAGTCGATGCTAACACACCTGCCGATCAGCGTAGAAGTATATTCAATGCGCTTAAAGAGAAAAAGATACAAGTCTTGATAAATGTTGGAATAGCCACAGAAGGAACGGACATACCCAACTGTGACTTCATTCAACTCGCAAGGCCAACGAAATCACTTTCGTTAATGATGCAAATGGCATCTAGAGCAAACACCGTTGACAATGAAATTATTAAAGATGCGATGGATGCTGAACATCGCAAGTTCTTGATTTCATGTTCCTCAAAACCTCATTGCATCATTCTCGACAATGCAGGTCTTTGCAAAGATCACCCTGAATTCTTTTCAGTCATTAACTGGCAGCGTTATTTCCAGGGCTATAAGAAGCCCAAAAAGAAGATTGAAGAAATGATGGAGATGATCGAGTTCGTCGCCGAGGACGAATCAGGGAGACAGGTAAGGACTAAAGTTCCAAAAGAAATTGAAGGGCTTAAGCTCATTGAAATTAATCGGGTTCAGCGCGAGAAGATTGTCAACCTGCAAACCGTTAAAGAGTTCGATAGGCTTTACGCAATGTTCAAGCGATTGCCGCAGATTAATAAACCTGGTTTTAAAGCGTACTATGAATATCGTAATTATTGCGAACGGAATTCATTCGCGCTTAATGATGAGGTTTGGGATTATCTCATCGCGCGACTGTCAACCGATTATCACGAAATGGAGGAACGATTACGCGCGGACGCTGAAAAGAAAGTAAATCGTATAATCGAAGTTTACGACAAAAACGAGAACGAAAAACTATTCCTGACTTCTCAGGTGAACGGACGATTCAGATCTCAAATGGACGAACTAGGTCGATTCCGTGTGCCGTCATCATTCCTTAAAAAAGAGAAAGAAAAATATCTTCAACTTCAAATCATTGAACGATGAAACGTTGTATTGAATCCGGATGTCGCAAGCCTAGGAAACCTGGCCATAAACGATGCTACATGCACGTAACTCGCCGATGGAGGCAGCGCAATCCGCATCGTGCAACTTATCTTAATCTTAAGGCCAACTCGAAGCGCCGAGGCAAACGGTTTAAACTCACCTTCGAACAGTTCATGAACTTCGATGAGAAATATGATTACGTCGAAAATAAAGGCATAACCGCCGAGTCAATGACAATCGATTGCCGAGTGAATGACAGGGGTTACGTTGCGGGCAATATTTTCCCGATGTCATTGAGTGACAACGCTGCGAAAGGAACTAATGACCCAGATTATCAGCCGTTTTAAATTATGAATGTATTGAGTTTGTTTGATGGAATTAGCTGTGGACAATATTGTCTTAAATCATTGGGTATTCCAGTTCAAAATTATTATGCGAGTGAGGTCGATAAATACGCCATTCAAGTAACGAAAAAGAATTATCCGGAGACAATCCATATAGGCGATGTTCGCAGAATTAACATCACTGGTCGCACTAAGATTGATTTGCTTATTGGGGGTTCACCTTGTCAAGGATTTTCGGTCGCTGGGAAGGGATTAAACTTCGATGATCCGCGTTCGAAGTTGTTTTTTGAATACGCGAGGATTCTGAAAGCATTACAACGATTTAATCCTTCGATATTATTTCTTTTGGAGAACGTGAGGATGAAAAAAGAATGGCAGGATATTATTAGTGAGCATTTGGGAGTTGAGCCTGTTAAGATTAATTCTTCATTGGTGAGCGCACAAAATAGAGTAAGATTTTATTGGACTAATTTTCCGACTGAACAGCCAATTGACCGGGGAATTGTTTTGGGGGATATTTTGGAAGATGATGTGGATGAAAGATATTATTTGAGTGAGTCAGCGTTGAGTAGAATTAGAGGTGTTAATGTTACCGAACGGGGTGTAAGATTTCATCGTGGAGATAAAAGAAGTTCAGGAATATCAGAACTTGGCATCATATCTTTTAGTAACCAAAAAACAGATTCGTTAATATCTGCACATTCACCAAAAACTTTCATTAGCGGAACGATCAATAAAAACACATTTATTGGTCGTGAGAATAAGTCGTTAAATTTAGATGCCAACTATTTTAAAGGGAATGATAATCATGGTGCTCGCACCATGATTATGCAAATAAATCCCTCAAAAGAATCAGGCGGAGTTCAGCCGTACCAACAAAACAGAGTATATGATTCAAGGGGCAAAATGCCAGCATTAAATGAACAATTGTCCGGGCGTAATAATGTTTTGTATTACGGAATCCGCCGCCTAACTCCAATCGAATGCGAACGCCTCCAAGGATTGCCAGATAACTATACGCAAGGCGTGAGCGACTCACAACGCTATAAACAACTAGGCAACGGTTGGCAATGCGACACCGTGAAGCATATCTTTAAATCTATGCCAATTGTCTGAACCCCGCACCCCATATCGCTCACGCCCGCAAGCCAAAGACATATCCGAATCTTTAGGCAAACTTCCGCCGCAGGCTAACGAACTTGAGGAGGCAGTCTTAGGCGCAATCCTTTTAAGTAATAATGAATTCCTTAAAATAGTCGATCTTATCCGCCCT